CCAGCTACAGCCATTTCAATAACGAAACGGTCTTCGCTTTCTTTGCGTAGATTGAATGGGGGATAGCTTCCAGATTCTGTTCTTGAATGTGCTTCCAAAAGTCTATTAGCGAGTTTATCGAATCCAATGAAGAAAGGATCTCGTGTGAAAGCCTGATGTACATAACCTACTTCTACCATAGTTACCTCCTATTAAGCAAGGTTTATATTAAAAGAGTGTGGTATCCCGTAGCAATACCACACTCTATATATAATACTTCTTGGTAGAAATGTCAAGATCTTTTTAAGTTTTATTTGATCCAATATTGTATTTTGGAACTAGCTCCCACTCACCTTTTTCTTTGTGAGGAAGAATCTTAATTTGTGAAAGGGGTGCAATAGGATCCTGAGTCCTGGACTCATCAACGATCTTAATCAAACCCCACTCCGCTAAAAGATTTGCGATTGTGTTTCTACGCGCTCTATCTTCTTCTGAAAACGAAGACTGTTTTCCATCGAGAATAAAGAGCTCTTTAAAATGGGTAATATAATATTTCCCACGTTTGTGCAAAATGTGGCATGACTGAAATAGCTTCTTTTCCTTACGGGAAGCTACTCCAATCCGCGTCAATGTCTCTTTTACTTTAAGGAAGTCGTCGCTCTGAGGAAGGGTAACTTCAACTAAACTATCAACTGAATCCATCTCATCATACTCCACCTGTTTCTTGTTCTTTTTTTAAAAGAGTAAGTTGTTCATCAGATAATATATTGAGATACTGTTTTGCTACTCGCTTATTGCATTGATAAGCATTACAAACCAATTCTATATTATTATCCTTTTCCTTTTTAAGCCATTTCTTAAAACGTTTTCTAGGTCGTAGGATATTTATATAATATTGAAATTGTGGTTTGTTATCGAGATGCCATAATGCGTTCATTTCATTCGCATGTAGTATTGTATCGGCGAAGTTTGCGAATGCTTTGTTAGTTAGATATGAATCATACCCATTTTCTGCTAACTTGTCATTCTCAGTTCCTGTCATTAGATCCTTTTTGGTATAGGATGCAGCATTGATGTAATCGAAGGGACCCATCACTTGAACTCCGCTTCCATCATGATCACTGTCAAGCAAGCAATCATATTGATCTCAGCATCAGCCACGAACGCAGCCTTGTATTGATATTCACCAAGAGTTACAACAACTCCAGGAATACTATTAGGTTTGATATAGTCAGAGCTCTTATCAAAGATTTCCCGAAAGATAGCTGACGAATCGGTATCAGAGTTTTCAAACACCCACTTACGCATACCATCAAAGTCTTTAACCTTCATGGTCTTCATAAGCGATACGAGATTTTCATCCCGCCAGTTTCTTAGGATGCCAGCGTCAATAGACCCAGTACCAGAATAACGCTGTAGTTCATTAAGGACTCTGCGCCAATCTGGAAAATGCTGTTGGATAACTTGAGCCAGAGCTTTCTTATCATACTTCACTTCCTCTTCGTTAAGAATAAACTCAACACGTTTCATAAACTGCATAGCCATAGTGGCTTTGATCTTTTTATCAAACTTAAAATCGATCACAGAGCATCGAGACTGTAGAGGGTCAATGATACGATTCTTGAAGTTACAGGTAAGAATGAAACCACAGTTGCTCGAGTACTCCTCCATAAAATTACGGAGAGCTGGTTGTACCGAGTTGGCGTTGAGATAGTCAGCCTCATCAAGAATCACATACTTACGCCCACCACTAAAGGAGACAGATGAGGCGAAGTTTTGAATCTCAACTCTCAACACATCAATAGAACGACCTTCGTTCGAACCATTGATCACAATATAATCAGCACCCAACTCTTCACAAAGAGCTCGAGCAACTGTAGTCTTACCGATACCAGCAGTACCAGTAAGTAGCAAGTTAGGTATGTTATTTTGATCTACAAACTGTTGAAACGTCTGCTTCAACTCATCGGGAAGTATCGCCTCCTGTATAGTACGGGGACGATACTTCTCCACCCAGAGAAAGTTCTCCTTCATCACATAACTCCATAATATAAAACATCACATATAATATCATAAAACAAAAGAGGAAGTCAATTACTTCTTCTTTAAGGACTTTTCACTTGTTGTAGCCACTTCCTGTACAGCGGCATCATCTAGCATTGTAACATCTGATGCTGGAGCTGACGCGGCTGCCTGCGCTTGCTCCTGTTGCTGCGCATACTGCTGTACTGCTGCAGAAAACTTTTCACGAAGTGCGCCAATAGAGGCTAGTTCTTCTCCACGGAATGCACCACGCTGTGTAACGACATCGATAACTCTAACGATCGAATCGAAATCCTGAATTGTGATATCACCGCCGACTGGGGTTGGTGTTTCGGTTGTTGCCATTGTATTAACCTCCAAAGTTTGATTTAGACTCTACTGCAATCCAGTAAGAGACGTTTTCGTTTACAAAAGTAGATAGTCCACTAGACGACAGACTTACCTTATAGTCAGCCTGCATCAGCTTTAGGTTTTCAACTTTGATGAAGAAGTTGAAATTGTTTTCAGTTTCTCCAACTGATACGCCATACCGATCGGTTGTTGGGTTTTTTGAATCGAGAGCTTCAAGAGTAACCTCTCCATCCTTACCAGTGAATGAGACTTCAGGTAGCTGAAGTACAGCAGCAGCCTTCAATACTTCATTAACGTTAGACCATGAGAGATCAACCTCTACCTCACAAGCAGGCATGTTGATAACGTTTTCAGGCGGCTGAACAATCATTGAAGGTTCAGCAAGAGTATAATTCACTCGCTTTTTACCTTCAGCGATAGCAATCGTCTTTTCATTAAAAGTCAGATCTGGTTTCTCAAAAAGAGATACCGTAGCCAAAAATCGAGCGAGATCATAAACAGCAGCAGTCGAATCAAACTTCATGTCGAGATTAGCCTCTGCCATGATAGTCTTTTGATTTGAGATCGTCCGCAGTTTATCACCAGGCTTGATTACGATCGATTGATTGATTGAAGAAAAACTTTTCAAAACGCTCAACACATTTTCACTAAGAGCAGTCATAATATATTATCCTTTCTTTCGTTTTTTATCGGAGCGACGTTCTTGCCGATTTTTTCCATCATAATATTTCTTGTTAGATTCCTGCGATGCAGTAGGAGATGCTTGAATAGCTGCAAGAGCACCAAGACTGCCACCAAAGATGTAAGAACCCATATGCTTCAGTTCCATCCAAGGACACATCCAAACCTTCATGCCAGCACGACGAGCATTGTAGCAGAACATATAATCTTCAGAAAGATACCGCTTCGACTCTGGGTCAATGACACAGTCAAAGTAAGCCATGATCTCACGAGAGCCGTCAAACGCTTCGGTGCGAATGTGATCGGGCTTGTAGGAGAGCTCGGGATATGCGTTACCATACTTCTCGAACGTTTCGCGAGGAATGAGCATGAACCCCGTACCAGCTTCCTGCACTTCAATAGGTTCATCAATGCGGAACGATGTAGTACCATGGGCTGGATTGAACACATAATCACCAACAAAGTTTTCAAGCTCAAATGGACTCTTGTCAGCATAGCCCATCTCAACAGCCTTCTTGATCTTCTCCCATGATATAGACTTCTTCGGGTAAGGTCCAGTGATAACATCAATATTATCAGGATCCTTCATTTGAAGCTGCAGCATCACAAAGATATCTTGTGCCGCAAAACCAATATCCGAATCAATGAACATCAGATGAGTACAATCGCTACGCATGAACTCGTCAACGCAATAGTTGCGAGCACGAGTGATAAGCGATTCGTTGAATAGATAATAGAAGCGAAGTTTAACGCCATAGTTTGCAGTGTAGATAGCAAGGTCGTTTGTCGACTTTGTGTACATGCCTGCACACTGTCCGCCATACATTGGCGTAGCTACCATAATGTTTGCTTTGCGAAGCATTTCTAGATCAATTTTAATTTCCACTATTTACTCCATGCTGTAGATCATGATTATGTAAGGCAATTATAGCATAATGAATCACTTTTAGCAAGTCATTTTTGTTATAACCATCCTTACGTCCATATCGCTGAGCATATTTCATAATATTTCCAATACAAAATCCTTCACCATGACCGCTGTCAATAATGAACTCAGTTGCTTGGTACTTGTTATGCGAATAGTGCTCGCTATATGTACTATCTATATAGTCTTTGAGAAGGGATAATGTTTCACCTTCGTTGTATTTATAATCAATCATTCGGTTCTTTCCAATTCGTAATCAATTTCATTCCATAATTATTCACGCCTTTTGGCATTTTTACATTTGATTTATATATCAACTTATTTTTCTTGAATGGTAAATAATCAACGTAATGATGCCAACGACCATATCGCCAAACGACACGAGCAACATCTGGATGCATCTTCGCTAACATTTCAGATTTGTTTACAGTGCCAAGAGCATTATATCCAATATCTCTCATTTCTTTGGCTTTGTCAAGTACCTTATCACCAATTTCTTTGTGATAAAATTCTTCTGTGTTACCGCCCTTTACAGTTTGAGTTGCCGCTTTACCTTGAAGAAAGGCATTGAATTGAATCGTACAGTCACCATCCTTGAGAACACGAAGAGACAAATCAGTATCTTCATTATATCGACCACGCCAACGATGTTTACAATTGTTATCAATCAACAAACAAGAATAGATTCGAGTGTTCGTTACAAATGGTGGATAGTGTTGATCTGGTGCAATAAAGAACCGATACTGAAAACCAGATACTGGCACATTTTCAAAACGATCTATAAAATCTTCTGCTGCTTTGAAGATGGCACCACTACCAACACGAATTCGTTTGTTGTTATGGAGACGATAGAAGTCAGCAATGTTATCATCCATTACCCAATGCTTTTCAGCACCAATAGAGATAGCATGATCCCAACACCAGTTTCTCGCGCGACCAGGACCATCACCATGATTACTAAACGGAGCAACAAGAAGAGTTACCCATTGACGTATGTTAAACTTATCAAGTGCTTTTTCATAATTCTCTAAATCTTGTGGCTCAATCGCAATGTAATGAGGCACTGAAATCTTACTCAATGACCTTGATGTGATCATTGATTCATGACGACCTTTAGAAATAATGTAAACTGGTTGTTCAGGGTTAGTCATCTTCTTCAATCCAACGTAACAGAGAATTAGCAGTTTTATCTAACTTTGGATGCCAGATTGCTGGATTGTTTTTAGATTTAGAAGAAGGAAACTGTCCAATCATTTCACAGAATTCGTTATAATCTTCTTCGTTTCGAAAATGAACATATATTGTTTTAAATTTAGAATCTGTATTATTTTCATTTTTATATTCGGGCATACCTTTCCAATGTTTTTTCCAATGATTTGGATGAGAAGATTCTACATCTGGAATTTCGCCGAATACCGCTTCAAGTGTGGCATCTTTAGGAGCATTATCTGCTTCTGTCATTTCTTTCATAAAGTTATCGTATTCACTACTTTCTTCAACACCCATTATTCATTCTCCACAATAATTAATTTTTGCAATCGCATAACATCAATAGCAACATCGTGAATAGAATTATGCGCTTCAAACTTTTCTTGCCATTCTTCTAAAATGAAACTGGTCGTCTTAGGAGCAAAATTAAATTTAGCATCAATATATGTTCGAGTATCTCTCACGTTCCAATGTTTCAATCGATTTGATAACTCGTCCATTCTATTCACGTCAGTTGCCATTCTATATAGGATAATTGGATCAAATGTATTTGACCTTGACCACCAATATTGTGCATTTGGATTAGAATACAAAAGTTTCATTACATTGTCAATGAATTCTTCAACAGAAATATCATGCTTACTGGGCTTGACAATTTCGTTTATTAGTTTTGGGTCTTGACTTTTCCACCACGCAAGAGTGTTTCGATCAATCTTGTATCCAAAATCTTCTACCTGAGGAGCAACTTTTAGTTTGTCTTTGACGATGACAGATTCTACCAACTCTTCAAATGTATAAGGGTCAGTGAGAAATCTGTCAGCATCAAATATACCATACGCACATTCGAGAACTGGGAATCCTTTAAGTAAGTCGATTCCCAGTGTCTCAAAGTCAAAGATGAAATGTTGGCTGTTCATCTAATAAACTCTAAGCGGCTTGCTTGGTATTTAGGTAAGAAATATATTCTTCATTCGTCATTTGACCTTGAAGATTATTGCATTTCTCACAAGAGATAACTGCATCTTCTTTTTTGCCACCTTGAGCCCATGGAATATCGTGAGCGCCAATCGACTCATCAGGGGTCAAAGTTTTTCCTTGTTG